TTGTTGCGGTGGTTGACGCGTTCATCGCGGTTATTGCTGTGCTTGCCGCTTCGCTTGACATGCTCAATGCATTGTTTGCCACGCTTGTTGCTTGGCTCGCTGCGCTTGCCGCGGCGGCTGCTACGCTTGTTGCTTGGCTCGCTGCGCTTGTTGCGGCGGCTGCCTCTGCCGCGATTTGCTCAATTCGGTTCAGCAGTTCTTGGCTCGGGGTTCCACCACCTCCTATCCCCGCTGCGCTTGTGGCCGCGCTTGTGGCGCTTGTGGCCGCGCTTGTGGCGCTTGTGGCCGCGCTTGTGGCCGCGTTTGTGGCGCTTGTGGCGCTTGTGGCCGCGCTTGTGGCCGCGTTTGTGGCGCTTGTGGCGCTCGTCGCAGCCTTCATTGCGTTTGTGGATGCTCCGGTCATGGATGCAGATGCGGCTCGGGCGGATGTTGCCGCCGCTTCGGCTGACTGTGTGGCTGCGGCGACGGATTCGGCCATTGCGGTTGTGCTTTCGTTCGCATGCGCGATTGCTTCGGTTGCAATTGTGGCGGCTTCACTGGCGGATATGGCGGCTTCACTGGCGGATGCGGCGGCTGCACTTGCCAGCGCGGCGGTATTTGACAGCAGTCGTTGCATTTGATTGAACACGGTCATGGTCGCATCGTACACTTCGTGTTTTATCATCGCGGAGAGTTCGTTTGGAGATGTTGACTGCGTCTTACAACAACAAACCGTTCGGTTTGCTAAATACGCGCTGTAGGATGACATTTAATTTCTTCTTTCAGTTCAATAGTTATACTATGCACATTTTTTATTCTTTGGGTGCATCTTTCACTCACTCATTTCGTCATTGCGTTGTGCTTCTTCATCGTTTTTAGTTCGTTCCATCGTTTCATGTACGCCTCGAATGGAACACACAGCGGGTTGTTTTTTATTTTGTGGATTGCAATGGGCAGCGTCAGCTGAGTTGAGGGCAGCAGCGCGTCATCAACCGCTGGTTTGGGCTTTTCGTTCAGCTTGTTCGCTTTTTTGTATTTGTCGTTGAAGTATTTCCAGCGTTCTAAATATATCTGAAATGGAACGCATTTGGGGTTTTTTTTTATTTCCAGTAGCGCTTGCGACATATTCAGTTTATAACATGGCAACAACTTGTCGTCAAGCACTGACACTCCTTTGAACATTTCGTCGTCTGTGTGTTTGCTTTTGTGTTCCTTGGGCTCCTCCTCTTCTTTGGCCGGGGGCTCCTCCTCTTCTTTGCCCGGGGGCTCCTCCTCTTCTTTGGCCGGGGGCTCCTCCTCTTCTTTGCCCGGGGGCTCCTCCTTGGCATGTTTCATAAATTCAATGACTTCATTTATCGTTTCATGCAACATGTAATCCACATCATCATTCACATTATTATTTGACATTATTGAAATAATAATTTATTAAAATTTTGGTTTAAAATCGTGGGTGTCGTCGGGGTTGTTGCTGCATTTGTTGCATTTGCATTTGTTGCATTTGTTGCATTTGTTGCATTTGTTGCATTTGTTGCATTTGTTGCATTTGTTGCATTTGTTGCATTTGTTGCAATTGTTGCAATTGCATTGGCGTTGGCGGTTGTTGCAATTGTGGTTGTTGCATTTGTTGCATTTGCATTGGCGTTGACGGTTGTTGCAATTGTTGTTGTTGCAATTGTTGTTGTTGCATTTGTGGGTGTGGTCTTGGCTGCATTTGTGGGTGTGGTCTTGGTTGTTGTGGTCTTGGTTGCATTTGTTGTTGTGGCATTGGGATTGGTCTTAGTAGTTGTTGTTGTTGGTATTGTTGGTATTGTTGTTGTTGTTGTTGGTATTGGTGTTGTTGGTATTGTTGTTGCATTTGTTGGTGTTGTTGCAACTGTTGCAACTGGTGTTGCAGTTTTTCTTGCAAAATTTGCAGTTCGCTCAAGTTATCTGATTTGGGTTCTTGCTTGGGTTGGGGGTCTTGATTCAGCTCTTGCTTGGGTTGGGGGTCTTGATTCAGCTCTTGCTTGGGTTGGGGGTCTTGCTTCAGCTCTTGCTTCGGTTGGGGGTCTTGCTTGGGTTCTTGCTTGGGTTGGGGCTCTTGCTTGGGTTGGGGCTCTTGCTTGGGTTCGGGCGGTGGGGTGCCCTTCTTCTTTACTTTTTCAAACTCGTCCAATATGAATTTTATTTTGTACTCCAGCGTGTCCTTGTCGTGCTTGTTCAGTATTTCTTCCATCACCATTTCGTCTTCGTTGCGGTCCTTGAAGTACTGCAGTATGTCGGCCACGAACTCCGGGGGGCACGCCTCCGTCGGCACCAGCAGCCCGTCTTCATTCTCCTCTATGAACGTGCGCGGATTGAATTTGTACTTGATGAGGTAGTCCTCGCGCTCGTAGTACTTCCGGTTTATTTTCTTGCCGTGGAAGTAGTGCCGGATAGTGCCCGGCACGTACCCCAGCGTCAGCCCCGCCATCCGGTCCTGGAACTCCGCCACATACTCAATGTACCCCTGGTCCATGCCCTTCTTCAGGGTTTCCGGCGCTTTCTTGGTGAACGTGTGGCACATGACATTATCGGACGACCCTAGGATGCCCGCCTGGAATATGCCGCCCATTTGCTCGTACGCCGTGCGGTTGCACGCCCACGCAAACCCGGGGTGCCAGTAATTCACCCCCGAACCCTTCTTAAACCCCCGACAGAACTGGTACCCGAACCCCGTGAAAATGTTCATGATTTGTTCGTCAAAGTTCATGTCGACGCAGTGCGTGAACAGCTGCACAAAGTCCTTGCCGGCCTTGTCCCCCGCGTTCAGCAGCTTCAGCGTGTCCGCGGCCCAGTGCGCGCTCTCGAACTCCACGTCCGCGTCAATCCACGCAAACGCTTTCCAGTTGGCGGGCAGCAGGCGCCGCACGCCTAAATTGATCATGTTCTCCTTGTGCCACAGCGGCGTTTCGCCCCGCAGCTGCAAATGCCTTGGGTTGTCGGCCGACGTGATGGCAAAGTCTTGGTCGCCGTACACCAGCTCCACCACATACAGCGTCACGTCCGGCTCCTTTTCCATGCGCTTGATGAACTCGTTGGTCAGCTTGTACCGGATCTTGTAATTGCACGGGTTCGAAACTACCGCAATCACGTGCAGCGTGTCTTCAATTTTCTCGTTCCGCAGTATCGCGGCTTTTACATCAGTCGTCATGTTTATTTACTATAAAATGATGATATTAATAAATTTGCATACATTTATCGCAACCGACGACTTTTGTTCTTGCGTCGGCTTAACGCCTTGCTTAACGCTTTTCTTTTTCTTGACGCCTTGCTTACACAGTGCTTACGTTGGTCTGTGGTGGCTCCGAAAATATTGCGTTTCCCCTTTGTTTGTGGGAAATAATTCAGTCGGTCAAGTAATGTAATACGTTATTTAAATCATCATGAAATTCCCCGAATCCATGTATGTTACATTCTATGGAGTTTAGACCCGAATCATTCCTTTTGGCCATTTTTATGTCATTTTTGTTTTTGGATTGATCGTTGGTTGTGGAACGGAATCTGTTCTTCAATAATAAAGTTGTTGTTAAACAATGATGCCGAATCAGTCACATATAGTAACCAGGAATATTACGATGTAAAACCCACCTCTTTTCAAGAAAAACTTGATTGGATTTTGAATCGGTAGACCCGAAACCCGAATTGTTTATATTTATTTGTATGAACTGCAATTCAGGGCTGGTTTCAAACAACATTTGCATTTATTTATTGCTTTAGTGTTAGTGTCCGCAGCAGATGCCGTCGTCCAAGTCCGACACGATGCTGTGATACGGGTAGAGGAAGTAGCAGTCGTCTTCCTCATGCGTGAATGGGTGGCTGGCGCCGGTGTCGTAGATTGCTTCAATGATGCCGGCAACGGTTGCGAACGACAGCGGGGTGTCGTGCTGAATGGTGGCGGTCAGCTGCAGGTTGTATGACACGGGTGGGGTGGGGGTCAGCGATGCCCAGCTGCCGTAGTCGCATGACGTCCATTCGCCGACTTCCAGTGATTTGAAACAAATTCGCTGAGTCTGGTTCAGGTTGGCGATCTCCAAATCGGACAGCTCTGACAGCACATTGCACATGTGGCATTTCAATGCAGCGTGTTTGGCTCTTATTTCGATGTCGTCCATTTTTCTCTCGATCGGTCCATCCTGGAATCCCATGTTGAGTTGCAGAATCACGTCCGTTTCCAATGGCATGGTGTTGCGGTTGTTGCTGTTGTTGCGGTTGTTGATGTTGTTGCTGTTGTTGCTGTCGATTCGTTTTCAATTTTTTACATTAAGTTTATCAATGCACAATATTGTATTAACATTGCATATAGGTCGAACACGAATTGTCCAAAAACAAAATCGCGGATGAGTGCAATTCATGCGTGAGCTGGGTGTGTCAAATCCTCGAACGTGCATTGTCTTGGGTCATGCAATTTTGCATCCTCTGCATTCTCTGTGTTATTTTGTCTTCTTTTAAAACAACACAGGCAACATGCCATTGGGATTTTCAACATCTTGGTTTTACATTGCGCCGTTATTTATTTTCACACTCGGCAACCCTAAACCCTAAACCCTAAACCCTAAACCCTAAACCCTAAACCCGTAACCCCTAAACCCTGGAAAACCCTGGCAAATGCGGAAAACCCTGGAAAACCCTGAAACCTTTATTTATAATTATTGAGGAATGAGTGAGGTTATGAGGTATGGCTCATGTTCTGAGAAATGAATTATGCGCATATCTCTCGACCCTGCGGCCCCATCTTTGCCGATGGTTCAACATTGTTCAAACTTTTTTGATTCTTACAACATTGCAAACGAGAGAAATTCATGAAATAATATTTAATGAATGTATAAAAATTTATGGGAATATTTAGTTTTTTTCGGGACAAGTCTGACCCGGATTGGGTGTCATCTAAGGAGATTGAAGTGGGCAAGGATTACAAGTATGTGGCGGAATATGCGGACCGACGGCGGAAAGGGATTACGAATTGCCGGACGTTGAAGCGGAAGGTTCCTGCCAAATTCGGACGCAAAAAAAAGCACGACTTTGATTTAGCATTTGACGCCGATAAGAATGTGCGTGCGTTATTTTTTGTGCGAACTGACAAACCTATATTTAAAAGTTGCAAGAGACGCAAACGATGATGTGGTGCTTTTTTTTAAGCTGGGGGGGGTGACTAAAAAAAGGTTTAACGTCTGCTGACGCACAGGCACTATACACTTTCGCATGCTTACTCGTGATTTTGTGCCGACCGGCTGCTTCTGCAAAGCAACTGAAGGTTAAATTTTACCGGAGGTTGGGTTTGAACCAACGACCTCGGAGTTATGAGCCCCGCGCGCTCCCTCTGCGCCACCCCGGTGTTTGTTGCTGTGTTTTGACGTCGCTTAGCTTTGACGGCCAGCTTCTTTAAAGTTGGCGAATTGGAATGATTACCGGCAACAGGTTTCGATCCTGTGACCTTCCGCTTATAAGGCGATAACCATCAGTCTTTCGGACTTGTGCAAGTCTAAGTGTTTGACCGACGATGTTTTAGACGCTCTGCCGCTGAGCTATACCGGTATTGCTTTGTGTGAGAAATTTTCTGCTGCACCCCCTAAGAATTTGATGGAATGGGCACTACTGATTTTTCCCTTGTGTTTCGCAGTGGCACTCATGGGATTCGAACCCGCAACATGTTGATTGTTGGACACATTGTCTGCCAACTGAGCCATGCATGCGAGTTCGATGCGAACTGCTTGAAGCACATGCAGCGAAATGCATATACCAACATGTCGATTCCTGGATGACCCGGATAACGCAGTTCACAAGGCACATCGCAACCCATCGCTACGCTTGTCGCATTAGTCCCGCGACACATTGTAAAAAAAAGTGTTAGATTCATATACACATTGGAGGGTGTCATACCTTTTTTTACAACGTCATTGCTTCTGTCAACGTGAGCGGCGTGAACTTTGAATCGCATTCGGCAATCTTGATTGGGTCAGTCTCCGGTCGCCATCATCCACCCATCCATGACATCCTTTCACACATGCATGCACACGATTATAAACATTTTTCATTCTTACAACACATCATTCGAGAGAAATTCAAATAAATAATCACTGCATATATACTCTTATTATTTTATTGAGAAATGACTCATGTTATGAGGCATGGCTCACAGTGGAATCGCATCAGACACGCGACATCCGCATCCATCAATCCATGACATCCTTTCAACACATCTGCATTCTTTCTTTCATCTTTTTCACTTCTTCAAACATTGCAAACGAGAGAAATTCAAATAAATAATCACTGCATATATACTCTTATTATTTTATTGAGAAATGACTCATGTTATGAGGCATGGCTCACAGTGGAATCGCATCAGACACGCGACACTACACAATATAGTCATTTCATTCTCACACGATGTCAAATGCTTTTTTCATACAAATCCCAAAAAATTGATTCCATTTCTTTTCGACATTTTCTCTCATCAGTGCTTCCCTATATTCGTATTCGAGAACAAATATGTCCTGCTCCATCTGTTTTGACCCATTCAATGCATCCAATCGCAAACCCATCTCATGCCCTTTCGACGCTTGTGCCAAGAGTGCCTGCCGAACCTGCTATGAAACTTTCCTCTGTGGCGACGGCGTCTCCGGGGCCAAGTGTATATTTTGTAATACTTCCTTCACACATTCTCAGGTTCAGCGTCTCGGTTTTACCAAGACCTTTCTCTCTGGCGATTTCGCCAAGCACCAGCAGGACATTCTCTTCGCACAAGAACAGGCCATGCTTCCCGCCGCACAGGCTGCTGTCGCGCATGACCGGCTCATTGCCGACATCAATGCGCAAATAAAGGATGTCATCGCTCAAATGAATCAACTCAAAAAACTAAAGGATGATTTGTATATAACCAAAAACCAGTTGATGCGACAAGGCCCTGACGCCGTTGAACACGTTCAGCAGTTCGTTCATCGCTGTGCTGATTCAAACTGCAATGGCTTCGTGTCTTCCGCTTGGAAGTGTGCCACTTGCGACAAACACACCTGTCCTCATTGCAGGGAACTCAAGTCCGCTCGCGATGATGACGCACATGTTTGCAATCCCGACACGCTTGCATCTGTCGCTTTGTTGAAACGCGATACTAAACCTTGCCCAAATTGCAAGGTGCTTGTTCATAAGACCGAGGGGTGTGACCAGATGTTTTGCACGCAGTGCAAGCGCTTGTGGTCTTGGAATACTGGCAAGTTTGAAACTCGCGGTCACAATCCACACTATTTGCAGTGGATGCGCGAAAATGGCGGCGGCATGCCTCGCGACCCCAACGATGTTTTGTGTGGTCGCGAAATTGACCATCACTTCCTCACCCAGTTGAATCACATCATTGGTCGCACGCTGCGAGACACAAATGCTCACATGCCCCTTCACGAACACAATTTACTCTCTAAACAATTGCACGAGGTTTACAATCTCATCAGCTCCATTCCTCATTTACGCTTTCATGATGCTCCTCGCTTCCAAGTTGACCGCATTGCCATCAATTTCAATTCTCGCAAGGCTTTCGTTTCCAACTCTTTGTCTCTTGTCAAATTCAAGCAAACCATTCGACGCAATCATTTGACCGCCATCAAAAATGAAAACATTGCACAGATTCTGCAAGCTGTCATTCAAGCTGCCACTGATATCGCTTTCCGCATTCTTCATCATTTGAATTTGAATACACTCAATCGTCACAATGCACTCATTGACTTCTCACACTTCCCTACAGAATTCAATAATCTCATATCATATGCCAACCATGAACTTCAACTCATTCACCACGAATTCCTTTCTCCTCCTTCTAAACGCTCCTTCTTTCACTCAAACTCATTTCGACTTTCTCATTTCTTACACAATCCTTCCATTTAACTATCCTCTTTGCGGACTCGCAGTTACAACCGGTAAGCAACAAAAAAATATAATTTTTTATTGCAATCATTATAAGTTCAGCGCTCATTCGTCGTCGCTCTCATAATCGCTTCCCAGCACCATTCCAAAGATATCCTGATTGTATTCCGCAAACGCGTCTCTCTGATGCACCTCGACCACCTTCGCAATTCGCGAGTTGATTGCGATTTCGGTGACATTTCGCGCATGTCCGTTCGGCAGGTCGGCAAACAGTCGCCTCTCGAAATTCGCCCGCGAATGCTGCAACTCAATGAACTTCTTCCACATCGCATAATGCCCTCTTGCATGACCAGTGACCCAATCCATCGCAATCATGCCGCACACGCCCGACAACTTCCCAAAGTTACGCCTCACAGTCCAGTTCGAAAACTGAAACACATCCGTCAAAAGCCCGAAATACCATCGCAGGAAATCATACACGCGACCCTCGCCATCCGCGTCGACCACGGTTTCCATGAGGGTGCCGCCATTCTGCATGAAGGACGTGGAAATGCACTCGGCACGTTGGTTGATGAGTCCCAGAAGGAGCCCAACGAAATGGTTCAACCCGCTGCGCCCTTTTCCGCCGCCCAGATTGGTCCACATGTATCTGCGAATGAGCGGTCCAAATTCAGCCGAGCTTTTGAGCCGATTGAGCAGTTGCATGACGGGCGTGTCCTTGCGGTTCCAATACTTGTCGTTGTCCGTCAATGGCTTTCCACTGTTGAGCCGTTCAAAGATTTCACAAATGATGCCATCAAACTCCATCTGGCTCATGCTTCTCTCCTTTTTGAAAATGTCAACTTGAATGACATAGTTGTTGAATCGTGCGCGTTCGTCAGGTGTCAGGTCGGCATACAGTTTTCCGTTCCATGGGAACGAGCCCACGACAAAATCCTGCAGCGCACCCATGCGGGTCTGGCCGTCTTGCACGTTGAAATACTCCTCACCGTCTGCGTCATGATGCTTTGTCAGCGTAATTTGGCCAATCGGATAGTTGGACATGACCGAATCCACCAAACGCTCCTTGTTTGATTGAACCCAGGAAGGGTATCGCTGATGATCCGGCACACGAAGCAGTTTCTCACTGCCGACACGGTCAGTCGGGTCAAAATACTCCGGGGAAATGATACTTATTAATGAACGCGTGGTTTGTTCTCTGATTACTGGCATTGTATGTTGTTCTGTGTTGTTCTGATTGAATTGAGTTATTGTCCTGCATTTGTGTTCCAATTTTCAAAACACTTTCAATTTTTATTGATTTGCAAAAAAAATTGTTCCGATTGCACACAACGTAGTAAACATTATACAACGTCGTGAGGGATGATATAAATGGCAAATGGACACATATCACATACACTGCTTTTTAAATGAATCTATGCCTGCATGATGCAACAAAAACTGAGTTGAGTGAGTTGATTCAAGAACCAGAGGAGGGATTCAAGTGGACGTAATGCTTTGGTGCAAAAGTGGAGGCGGATGCGGCGTCAAATTCCATGTGTTTTGCTGGCATGTTGATTGCAACGGGGTCTTTGACATGTTTTGGCGATTTTTTGATTGGGTGCAGAGAGTTCATTTTGATTTTCTGGTTCTATACATTCGTGAGATAAAAATATTTCAATTGTGTGAAAAATTAAATAATTTTTTTTCTAAATAAATGCAAAAATCTAAATAACAAAAATAAATGAAAATCAAAAAATGCTTTCTGAAACTAACATTGCATTGGTTTAATTGGGTGGTTTAACACTTGAATTATAAAGATTTTTTCCCTCATCTATTATATATAATATCACTAATTCCACTAATTCGCATCATGGAGTGTGGTTTCTTTATGATGCCGTATTGTCATGGCGAAGCTCGCCTGATGCAACACGAAATGATTAAACTTGACCTGACAGACCGTGAAGGCGTGCATGCATATTTTCTTTCATCAAACAAATTGCCAGATGGTGTGAACGTGCTTCTTGCTCCAAGCAATTTAGCGTATTCCATGATGGACAACCATGAACACATGAGAGACCATTTGACAATGTTTAAGAACTTAATTCATGAGCATCGCAAATCGTTGACACCTGAAATATTGGAACGCGAATTTAACGAATTTGAGACTAAATTGCATGAAAGCGTTTTGAAAGACATTGGCGCGGAAGAATTAAAACGTTGTGCTGCCATAACTTCTGCGGATGAAATGCATCCGGACCAACAAGACTTTTCTCGATGCATTAAACGGAGGTTCGGAGAAGTCATGGCTGTCGAGCTCAAAGTCAGTGTCATGGACTTAATATATCGTGATGCAGGAATAAGATGGCGAATGCATCCCAACTGCATAAAAACTAAAGCATACGCATTCGAGAACACCAGGCCTCATTCACCTGGATACAACAAGATTGCGTTGTATTTTCCAGGATTGAAAGAGGGAGAGTTGATGAACGCTTTTTCAGAGACGGCGATCGCTGCAACTGCCGCTGAAAAGGCCGACATTAAAGTGCTTCTCACAAAAATTGGAGTCACATATGGATTAGACAACCATCGCGACATTCAGTCAAATGATTGTTTCGTAATGTTTCATTTTTTAAAAATGTTCATTTTTGATTTTGAACAACTCGTCTCCTCTGTCAAAAGTTCTCTTACGAAATTATATGGAAAACCATTTTGTGAGAAGCACTTTCAAGATGGTTGCGTCATAGATGGTTCATGTTCCAATCTTGGTTTTAGCAGTGACGACATTCATAAATCCCAGATGCCGGTTTTGGTTAGTTATGGTGATGCAAGTGGCAAGGACCCAGTTGCCAACTTGCTCATGAAAACATCCGGACATTCCAAAGCAACTATTATAAGTTTTGACATCAAAGAACAGGATGCATTTCAAACCATTCCATACTCACGTAGAACTGATGCCAGTGCTAGTGCTAGTGCTAGTCCAGCACGTCCGACACAATTGAGATATGTGGTTATTCCAAGCACATTGGAATCCTTTGTGCCTCCAAAAATGTTGATGAACGGGTTTGAACTACCTTATGTTCCACCACTTCCGTACAACAGTTCAATCAGCATGAAAACTCATGATGGCAGCTCACCGAAAGGGCGTGCAGTTTCTCCTTTTTCTCCTGTTTCAGTTGGCAATAGTGATGACGAATCTGAATTTAATAAGGATGGGGGTGGTCTTGGAAAAAAAAGACGCAAAACCATGAAGACGACAATCCGGACCAAGACCAAGACCAAGACCAAGACCAAGACCAAGACCAAGACCAAGTCAAGAGGAAGACACAAAAAACACATTCAAACCAATATAAAGAAACAGTGACATGTTATCACAACCAGTCAAAATCAGACACAAGAACACGCGATGAACACCAAGGCCGACGTTGTTGCCAAATTCAAGCAGTTACACAAAAAACACTACAGTTCGCAGGGCTACATGATTTCCAATGTCCCGGATGAAACGTCGGAGACGATGTTTGCAGATGCGGCGTGGTGCGAAACATACAATCGGTATGCGTCCGCACACGTGAACATCCGGACGACCAATGCAACCGTCCCTCTTTTGGGACACGACTTCAAGATGCAGTTTGAACGTCCGCTTGTCAAAGACCACCATTGTGAATTCGAAGATTATTTCGGGTTCGGAGGACACTGCAAAGGCTTCAATGTGAATCGCACCATTGCGCGTTTTCCGTCAAAGTTTGACGCGGCGATTGACATTGACGAACTCCTTCAGTGCAGCACAGACCCAATCGACCCCGACTATGCAAAACGGGCAATTGTGCTGCTTGCCCTGGGAGGCTACGTGAAGTTCTGGACCGCAGTGCATGAGTTTGAGCAGTGGTTTGCGGATGTCGCGGGCATCCCGGAATGCAAGGGTTTCAGTGAAACCAATCAACTGCTGGCACACATTTTCGAGGTCATGGTTGTCGGCCCGATGGTCGCCGACACGACGACTCCATGATGCAATATAGTTCAGACATGTCAGCGATGCACGTGCTCGTGCATGAACAGTCGTCGAGCTTCGGCGCCGCATTTGTGTGCACACATCTTGCGCGACAATTCGCGTTTGCAATAAAGGCATCCACTTCGTCCTTCGTTTCCATGATTTGACACTTGTTCAGACAGGAACTCACGCAATCATTTATCGGCGGCCCGCCGTTCGTCATCTTGCATTCCATTTGAGCCCTTGCTTTCGAAAAGCTGCGCATGTGCAGCAACGACATGAAACGAAACATTTTATTTGGTTGTAATAAATAAAATGTATGCCTTACTTTTATGTCCGTTTTTTAGTAGATTTAGATTTGGATTTGGAACGCTTATTGCGGGGTTTGATGGTTCGTTTTTTGGAACCGCCTTGAAACAGATTCGGTGTAAATTTGCACACCAAGTACAATGTGCTTTCCATTTGAACATTGCAATCAGCCAATGTGCGTTCTGGTTCCAAACGGTTTCCAGAGAAGACAAGCTGCATAACGCCACAATCTTCAAGTGCCGAAATATAATAGTGCGAATTCAAATAGTCCAACACCGCCTGAATTGTCATTGTCATGTTCAATGGAACATGGTATATTTTCCCATTGAACCGCACAAAAAATACACGAATTTTTCCTTCTTCATTATCTTTTTTCACTTGTTCTTCATGTTGTCTGGCGCGGGCTTCCATGCCTTCGCGCAAAAATGACGTGACTGCCTTCAACTGGTTCTGCATGGATTGCTGGGTTAAATCAGACATTTCTTTTCTGGCAGTCTTCAATGACGATTTTTCAGCCATTTGGGCACCTTTGTGTTGAGCATGCAAATCACGAAAATACAGAGATGGGAAATTGTATTTCAAATAATCTATTAAATATTTATTTGGATTGACAATGTAATTCAAGGTGACCAATGGATTGCCCTTTAATTCAATGGTTGTCTGTTCCGGTATTTGCAATCCTTCCAATGAGTGCAAATTATTATTTGATAAATTCAATTTCAATAAACTAGGTGGGAATTGAACTCCTTTTAACGTATTGATTTTGTTATCTTCCAACCGCAATAAGGTTAATCCTGGTGGAAATTGCAATCCTGTTAATGATTTTATTTCATTGTAACTTAAAATCAAGTCTAATAAACTGGGTGGGAATTGCACTCCTGTCAATGATGTGATTTTGTTGTTGTCCAAATTTAATAAGGTCAATCCGGGTGGAAATTGCACTCCTGTTAATGATTTTATTTCATTGTCACTTAAATACAATCTTACTAAACTAGGTGGAAATATGGCTCCGGTTAAAGTGTTGATTTTATTCTCGCTTAAATCTAATTCCAATAAACTAGGTGGAAATTGCACTCCTCTCAATGAAGTGATTTTACTCTCGCTTAAGCTAAAATCTAATAAATTGGGTGGGAATTGCACACCTGCCAGTGTTGTGATTTCATTTTTAATCATGACCAATGTTTTTAATCCTGATGGAAATTGCACTCCTGTTAATGAAGTGAGTGGATTATCATTTAAATTCAATTCCAATAAACTGGGTGGGAATTGCACTCCTTTCAAAGTGCCTATTTTGTTATTGTCCAACACCAATGTGGTTAATCCAGCTGGAAATTGCACTCCCATCAATGAAGTGATTTGATTGTTGTTTAAATACAAATAGGGTTCCAAATAGGGAAAATGCACTCCTGCCAAAGATGTTATTTGACGATTCTCCAATTCTAATTCTGTCCCGGGCGGCAATGAATTCAAATATGCCTGTAACTTCTGAGGAGTGTTTAATGGCTCCCGGATTAGAGGTTGTTGTGGCTGATGCTGAGCAATTTGTGCTGCTGATGCTTCTGCTGGCGCTACTCGTGCAACTGGTGCTAGTCCTAGGAGTGAAGCATATGAAAAATTTGTTTTTGGCAGATTCGACATAATCCCACCCAAAATCTCACCACTTGCTGACATAATATTTTGCTATAACATATTCAAATACTAAATAACCATGTCAATGAAAAAAAATAAAATAGCACACAATGATATAGCGATTTCCATCAATGACAGAATCCATTGATTACAACACGGATTTAGAACAGTTGCTGAAGTTGCACGCGGAGGAATGCGAATCGCTGTCCATCCTGCACCGAAACGCGTATGAAAAATACAATGGGCGTTCCAACTACATCAACATTCCGGTCATCATCCTGTCATCCGCGATTGGGTTCGCCACCGGTATTGACATTGGCTACGACAAGATGAACATTATTCTCGGCATTGGCAGTATTTTCGTTGGCATCATCAAGTCCATCGACACCTACTTCCAGTTAGGCAAGCGCGCGGAGTCGCACCGACTCTGCTCCCTGCAATTCCAGCAAATCAACAAGAAAATCCAGATTGAGCTCGCGCTCGTGCGTTCGCAGCGCGTGGATGCCAAAGACATGATGAACATCATCAAGACCGACATCAAGAACCTCTTTGACATTGCGCCTCTCATTGACCAGGACGTCATTCGGTCCTTCCAGAAGAAGTACGGCAAGCAGGTGGCAAACGAGCCCGGCAAGTACACGTTTGACGCGCACACGCCCAACTTGTGCAACGGACTCAGCATTGTCACTGTGAATTCCGCGCGAAACAAGCAGGATTATGAAGAGAGAACCAGCCGAAAAAGCAGCCGAGACGGCAGTCCGTCGAAAGACAACAATGACAATGGAGGCGGAGGCGGAGGCGGAGGCAGTGGTGGAAGTGGGGGTGTAACTGTCGTCATAGACAATGCATCCATTGCCAAAGAAATTCAAGAGCAAAGGATGCAACAGTATCAAGAGCAGCAGCTGCAAATGCAGCAACCATTGCAGCCACACAACCAATTTCAAATGAACACGCTGACACACCAACTGCAACAGCTGCAACAACAACAGATGCAACAACAACAGTTACAACAACTACAACAACAACATCCAGTAATAATTGAGACCATTCCGGAATCCAGCAACGTGATAATCAATGCCAATTCATTTCGTGCTTCGGCCGATTTCGTAAGAGCACCATCTAATCCGGTTAGTCCTCCTCGCAGCGCCCCTCGCAGCGCTCATCGCAGCGTTCCTCGCACTCCTGTCACATTGCAACCAAGCATCTCTGCTCACCAAAGCGCCGCACCAAGCGTAGCGCCAAGCGTAGCACCAAGCGCCGCACCGTCGGCTCATCAAAGCAAAGCACCAAGCATAGCGCCAAGCGCCGCACCGTCGGCTCATCAAAGCGCCGCACCAAGCGTAGCGCCAAGCGTAGCACCAAGCGTAGCGCCGTCGGCTCATCAAAGCGCCGCACCAAGCGTAGCGCCAAGCGTAGCACCAAGCGTAGCGCCGTCGGCTCATCAAAGCGCCGCACCAAGCGTAGCGCCGTCTGTGCATGGCGACTCCACCCCCACCATGCAACTGGAACTGCAAGAATACATGCAGCCCGAAAACACAACATCTGTCTTTCAAATGACGCAGGAACAATTGCAGCAATTGATTGCATTGCAGCAACAAATGATGCAAGATTTGGAAGGCCAGGATGGCGAAATGATGTGAGCCACCGCGCCGCGTCTTTAAATTGTTTTCGCACATATTTTTAAAAATTGATTTAAAAATATCATCGAATGAACCATAACCACTGAAACGAAATGGAACGCAGAATCAACGCCCGCATTGACGCCTATTTGATTGCATTGAAGCAACAAATCGCCGCCAGGTTTGACGCAGTTCGTCAAAAGCACATCGACTCACAGTCTGTTCCGCCGCCACTCGCCGTGGCAGAAATGCACAAGGACTACATGGAAATCATGGGATTCATTTATTCCGCGGATAAATTGAAACTCTCAAAGGACGACTTCATGAAACGCAAACGCATCAAAAACATGGTTCCCATTTACGACCGGTGCCATGCCAAGCGTGCAAACGGCGAGCAATGCACGCGTCGCAAAAAAGAGGGTTGCGTCTGCTGCGGCACGCACACCAAAGGCACGCCACACGGCATGTTTGACATGTTGGAACCCGCCACCACCAATGTCAAAGTGGAAACGTGGGTGCAAGACATCAAGGGCATCATGTATCACATTGACAACTTGGGCAATGTGTATGACCCGGAAGACATTGTCGCGAACACAGTGAATCCCAACATCATTGCAAAATACGTGCAAAATGCAAACGGGGAATACAGCATTCCAATTTTCAATTAACCCGTTGCGTTCGCACAATATTATATTTTCATTTATGAAATATATAACAAAGAATCGAATCGCAATGGAGCTGGAGACGCTTTTAACAAAAATACAGCAGCCACGGACAGAAGGTCGCAAAATTGGATTCACTTGTTCTTGTTTTGATTTGCTTCATGCAGGTCATTATTTGATGTTAAAGGACGCAAGAGAACAATGTGATTTTTTGATAGTTGGTTTGCAAACGGACCCCACCATTGACAAGCAATATAGAATTGAAACAAATGGAAAAAATAAAAACGAGCCGATTCAAACTTGGGAGGAACGGTTAATACAGATTGAAGGATGCAAATATGTGAATGCGGTTGTCAAATATTCAAGCGAAGAGGAACTGCGCGAAATCCTAAAGAGAATAATTCCAGATGTTAGAATTTTAGGAAGTGATTGGAATGGGAAGAATTACACTGGACATGATTTAAATACACCAATTCACTGGCACATTCGGAATCATGACTACAGCACAAGCAATTTAAGGAAAAGAATCTTCGAAATTGAAAACAAATTGAAGTGACCCGCGAGCTAAAATAATATTTTATTTTTAATGCATTTAAATACATTTGCATGCATGCATTCATACATATTCGCATGGAAAAATTTACGCCAGACTGGGAAGAATGGATTGACCTGAACTTGCGATTGGGAAATTGCAAACAGATCATGTTTCAAAAATCGCTTGATGCAGGGTATAGCTACGCCTTATTGAAACGCAAAATTGGCATTGATTACGCATTGCCACGCACATCATCGTCATCGGAATTGTCCGTCGCCGTTGCGCTCAGAACTGCGCAACGACTACAAGCGAAAAACCTTGAAATTTTCCGGATTGATGGATTTTTGACAGCGGCTGAATGCGAGGAAATTGTTTCACTCATCAACGCATCTGAACTCATCACATCGACCACTTACAACGCGTCGAAACCCAAGGAGACCATCGTGAACAAGGATAGAACCAGCAAGACCTGCTACTTTCGAGACAGCGGCCCGTTGATTAAGGACGTGGAGAGCCGCATTTGCAAAACGCTGGGAATAAACAACAGGCATGCGGAACAAATCCAGGGGCAGAAGTATGAAGTGGGACAAGAATTCCGGTTCCACACTGATTATTTTGCCCCCGAACTGTTGAAACAGGACCCGTCCATTAATGGGCAACGCACATGGACGTTCATGATTTATTTGAATGACGTGGAAGAGGGCGGATACACGTCGTTCCCGCATGCGTATTGTTCATGCGCGCCAAAGACGGGAACCGCCATTGTTTGGAACAATTTGTATTCGAGGGCGTCATCATTGAATGCGGCCGAATGGGGCAAAGAGAACCCGTTTTCATCGCACTGCGGCATGCCCATTATCCGAGGGGAAAAATGCATATTGACCAAGTGGTTCAAAGAAACCGAAATCAACATGAGCATTCCGAATGAAATTTGCGAGCATCATTTTTTGCCAGTGTTTCATCCGGTGGGGTTTGAGAAAGTGCACATGCAACTGGACTGCGTGGATGCCGTGAAACGCTGGATGAATGATGCTGATGAAAGCAAATGGACCGACGAAGCTCTCAACAACGGTGTGGAATCGGGCATGAAAACAAAACATTTGAACATTCATACCGCGCCAACGGAAGTGCTGAACGGACTGCGCGACACGTTCAATGCCATTCTTACAAAATGGATTGAATACAAGACGACATTGACGCACGTCGCAACATACGGCATTCGCAAGTATCTGCGCGGAAGCCATTTGGGAAACCACTACGACAAAAAAAACACACACGTCATCAGCGCCATCATTCATTTGGACGACGTGTCGGACAAACCATGGAACCTCTACATCGAAGACCATCATTTTCGGCCGCACAATGTGACAATGAAGTACGGGGACATTTTGTTATATGAATCCACCACCTGTTTGCACGGCCGTCCGGAACCGTTTGAGGGCGAGTCACACTGCAACATGTATGTTCATTTCAAACCGGACCGATGGTGACACTGCGCGCACGCATGACACACACTTTTATCCAATCACCATGTATAAAAACACCGGCACACTCAGCATGGCCAGTATTATGAAATACATGTTATCATTTACACCAAGCACGTGCATGAAAAATGAAATGAACCTTGCAATGATGATGAAAATGATGGGGGCAATAAGGAATCGTCTAAACAACTGCGAATCCATTTTTTTTGTGTCTGATTGCGGGTTATTAACATACATAAATATATTTATTTTGCATTTATGTATTGCATCACAATATGACGTAGTCGGTGAAATCCGGGTCGTATTCATCTGGCACGGTCGTCATGTCAATTTCATGGCACGACAATGGAATTTGGTTATCATACTCCTTAATTGTCCATCCTGCTGAGCGCTTGGCCTTTCTCTCATCTGGCACATCAAAATCATATTCCCCCACATACGCCGAATTGAAGTATCTCGACCAATCCCCATTGATGTCACGCAACGCAAGTTTGGCCATAACAAGCGGGTCCTGCTTCGCCCAATACATGCTCAATTCGGACCGGTCCTCCTCTCCACTCATGAAAAAGGCACGACATCGTCCCATAAACACGGCAAATCGGGCAACCCCGCCCTTGGCGTGTTTGCCATATTCATTCACAGTTAAACTGGTTCCATCAGCCAAGACGTGGGGGGTGAATTGCAGCTGTTTTTTCTGTTTGCCACGCGTGTTCTCCATGTGTGGGGCGCGAATCGAATAACATGCGTGCTTCATCGAATCCATAAACCCCACAAAATAATAATACGGTCCAAAGTGTGCCCGCGTTGATGCCTTTTTCATGCCAAATGATGCCATATACGACACGTAATTGAAATGCTTGCCCGCGTAGCATGCCATCGGCGATTCCAATGGTTTGCTCCTAATTTTCAAATGCATTATTTCCGGGTTTCGGTTAAAAAATGAGACAACTGATTCCGAAATGGGATAATTCATCATTTGATGTTGATTGAAAATTTCACTCGACAACGCCCACCACCACCGATTTTTTGAACTCATGAATGGAATGCCTGTCCCCTCGCTGGCTTTGCCTTCATCAAACGTTTTATTGAAAAACAGCACGCATCGTTTGTCGCGTTTGGTGTAAACGTATCCACTGTATCTAACCATGTCTTGTGCAAACAATGCCTGCAACGGGGCGCTGCATTGTTCGAGTATTCCTCCTTTGGTGTGTTTTGACAATATGTATGGAAATGTCAATTGAATGCCACCGTCCTTTTTGGTTCCTTCGGAATACAGCAAAAACTCCAAAAACGGAATGGTGTGTTCGCTGTGATTGATTCGGTAAATGCACATTTCCACGCGCGAATCCAATGGCAGTTCCACATCATCGTCCACGTTTGTTTTCAATGCATCCATGAATGGATACTGCAGATGTTCCATCATGTCCGACCCATCAATATCATTGTTGGGAATCGCAGTGTCAATGCCATCCACATAAATATCGGTCATCAATGTCGATGTCATCTGTATCTCTCTCCTAACATGTGCAACTATTTATTTTTGAATTTTTCGGCGAATGGATTCCTTAACCTTTTCTTGGCGCGAATCCATGATGAACTCGCTCAGCTTCTTGGCAGCTTCTTCATCATTGTAGTGTTGCATCAGTGCGGCAAAGAGACTCGTCTTGTTAATCGGAACCTTGACCTTTGTTTTGGCATACACCAATTTGCCGTCGTTGATGTCGAACACGTCAATCTCATTGCTCTTCATGACATTCACCAGCGCATCGGTCAGAGCCTTCTTGTTGTCTCTCAGCGTCTTCATGTCCTTCTGCAGCTTGCGCATGTCATTGTCCACGTCGATCCATGACTTGATGAACTGCACCAACTGTGCCTTGGTTTCGGGCGCCGCCGCGGGTTTGGGTTCTTCTGATGATGACTCACTCATTTTATTGCAGACGTTTGTATAATATGAATGCAATAAAATATTTTTATATTGATGTTCATCATTATTATTCGACATTGCCATCATCATGCATGAAAAAAGTGTTAGTCAAATGCACACATGTATGCGTTTCTTACATTGGGTTGTCGTGTTGATGTCGTCCTCGTCCTCGATTCTCGTGTCGTTTTAGTAGTCGTTGCACCAATCCCCTGTCTGATTGTCGCACCTCGCGATGAAGTCGAATTCTTGGCGTGTGGTCAAGCTTGCCATGATGAGTCGCTCCACGGCAGCACGGTCTTGAGCCACGGCAGCACGGTCTTGAACCGGCACACCAGTGTCCCATATGCCGTCATGCACGACCCGGACAATGCCTTTGTCCGACATTTCTCGCATGATGCCTTGCCCATGAAGCAGACCATTGCACCATTGGCCTTCCATTTCGGTCCATTTTGCCAGGTGTGAGTTATCGTCGCCAACAATGCCGCTGATGTAAATCTCCGTCTTGAATGTGCCTTGTCCGTGCTTTTCGCCGTTTTCGTTCACAAAGCCCTGATACATGCTTCCATTATCATGGTGAATGGTGACCGGCAGTTTCGGCATGGGCATTGCGGCCATTGCGGTGGCATTCCAGTAGTTCGTGGGATTGATGGTCTGCATAGAGTTCTTTGTTCTTCTTGTGGAATCACTGATGGGTTTCAAATGCTTTTTGAAATCAATTCAATTTTTTTCATTTGTATTGATTTTCGAAAATACATCGCGTCATGACCCCATCGCATTCTTCTTTATACACTGCATCCCGTATGAGGCGAAATGAATGCAGTGTATTGGCCAATTGCAGGTCGCGCAGTATGGAAAACATTTTACACACTGTTTGTCTGAATTTCTCTCGACATTGCGTTTCAATTTTGCAAAAAATGTCAATGCAGCATGGTCTTATCGATTTGCACCTCCTTGATGAAGCCCTTCAGAATCTTCTTTTGTGCAGCTTCATCTTTCTCTATGTTTTTATACAACTCTTTGCACAAGTTCAAATACTCAATCTGCATCTTTTCATTCGATTCCCACCCAGGATGCACCTCCATCCAATCCTGGATGACGCGCGTTTGATAGCATGACGTCAAATAAATGAACTTGCGAACGTGTTCCAGTTTGTCATCCTTTTCCCACTCATCATTTTTAATATACATGGTTTCTCTCTTCATGTCCGTGCAATGAATGGGACGCTTGTGCACGTCCATGCCCTTCAGGTTGTTCACGATGATGGAGCTCACGCCTTCAATGATGCCGTTGTTCTTCGTAAATTCCAGGTCCGCAACAGTTATGTTGAGAGATTTCACAAAATCACTCAGTTTAATGGCGTCCTTGCATTCCTCATTCAGGAAGACATTCAGATTAAACTGCGTGTTGTTTGTGGTGTTCACCACATTGTTGTTGCCAATTCTCGGCGTCATCTCTCGAATCGTGTTCATCAATTCCTTGTTCTGATTCAGCAGCTCTTGCACCACCATCTTCTGCTCCTTTTGATGCTCATCGTTCTGGCGTTTGAAATGACTCAGCATGCACGGCACCATGTCCTGCAAACTCAAACAGAAATCATCTCCGTTTCCACTCGTTTTGCACAACTCCGACAAACTGATTGTCACCGTGTCAGTCGATGATTCCTGAGCGGGCAACCGTTTGATGACCTTCACTGGAGCGGCGTCAATCGGCTTATTGCTAGGATTATCTAGGCACTGTTTTTCATGGTACCAACAACTGTTCCTAGCAGGATACTCCTTTTTGCAATATTTGCACTCATATTGGCTAATTTTTGTCCCTTTTTTGCTTCTCGCGTTCAAAATCGTTCTAGAACAATGTTTGCTAGTGGAGAGATGTTTGTTAAAATCCTTTAAACTACACGTAATATAATCACATAACTTGCATTCGAGGGATTTTTGGGGATTTTTAGGGATTTTTGGGTCCAAAAGCTTATCGTCAGAGTCGGTGTCGGATGACATGGCGTCGAGATGATGTATGCGAAGGAGTTGTAAAATGACATGAGAAAAAATCTTTATATGCTTTGGCGTTCTAAATCGTTCTAAATTTTTAGAACAAAAATCCCCAACCCTGGTGCCTTTTTTTAAGCCTTTTTCGGATCCAAAAAACCACTTTTCCCCTCATCCCAAAACATGAGACCATTATGCTCTCGTTTTTTAATACAAATTTGATAAAATAATTTTGTTATTTTTTATTTTTACTCTGCAAGACTCTATAAAATTTTCAGAAAATGGACAAAAAAAATGTCCAAAAACGTGTACCCCGTAACCTTTTTGCGCAAAAACGCGCGGTACTAGGTAAATTTTTTGGCACGTTTTGCAACAAATTTATGAGACCACACATGGTGTGAAAATATTAAAACCGTTGTTTTCAAAAATGAGACCATGTCGCCCAAATGGGCCAAAATGGCGCGCACGATGTCCCAAAATCGGGGTTTCTTGTTTTCGGAAAAAATGGTTTGGCGTTTTCGGGGGATGCAACGGCGCGCACAATGTCCCAAAATCGGGGTTTCTTGTTTTCGGAAAAAAGGTTTTCGTGTTTTGAGCACATATTACAAAATGTGGCATGTCCCTTTTTGGGCATTTCTTATTTTGAAAAAATCACGGTGGCAGTTTGGCGACGTTTTTTCAATTGTGGATTGATGGGATGTGGGTCCATCAATTCATTCATCATTTTCGTCGTCGCTCAAATCAAACGCGGCCCATGAATTGTCATACGTATTGTCGGTTGTTTTCTGCATGAGGGCAATCCCGTGCGCAGTTGCAAATGCAAATTCTCTGCACAGAGAGAATATCATTGCTGATTTTCCGTTCCGTCCTTGAAACGAATTGATGACGTCAATTCTGCGGGTCAAATCAATGTGCCGTTCTTCATCGCGAATCACTTCGGTCGCATTTGACGCGGTGATGGGTTGGATGGATTCGCGCGCGGGTTCAATTTCACCGCGGCATGCAGGGCACCGGTTGTCTTTTTTCAATGATGACAGCAAACACGACGTGCAGAATTTG